TCTCCAAAACATTCTTCGTAGTAAGCACTTCTTTCTGGATAGGTCGAAACAAAACTGTCTCATCGTCACACAACTGAATGAAGTCTTTGTCGCTAGAAACTATTACCTTCTGCCACCCCTTAAACTTCTCCGACTGAGTGATGTAAGCAATAACATCATCAGCTTCTACTTCGGGAAACATAAACTGCGGAATGGGCAGTTCATTGAGATATTCCAGGAGGCGCGTCTGCTGCCATACCTTATTCTCCGTCTCTTCGTCGGGCGTGAGGTTACTCTCGCGGTTGAGGCGAATAGGCTTGCGCCCCGCCTTGTATTCCTTCACAATAGCTCTACGTTTAGCGGACCCTCCTGGTCCATCCCAGACCACCACCACCATGTCAGGCTTATTCTCTCGCACCAGCTTTTGGAGGATCTTTAAGAACCCCTTGACGCCTCCGATCGGTTGTCCATTAGTGGACATGCTGGGGTCGACAATGTATGCCCTGAAATATGCGTTCAGCGCATCGATGATCATTACTCTTTTCATAGTATCATGTTTTCTATTCTGCCGTCCCTGTCGGTGTAGACTACTCTCTTCACACCTACGTGTCTGAGAGCACTCTCACACATGGGGCACGGCTTGCTCATGCGCGGGAGTCCTTCTTTATTAATTCTTACTACGTAGATGGTTGAGCCCTGTGTAACGGTGCGATCCATTCCTAGAATGGCCCCCAACTCTGCGTGTAAGGTAGGGATGCCAGTGTGAGATTCACGAAACCTCTTTCCAAAATGGCAATGACGATGTTTGTTGCACGATACATTGCGTATCGAGTTCCCCTTTACAAGGACGGCGCCGTGTCTAAACTTTCCATAGTCTGATTGTTCTGCGACCTTCTTTGCGAAGGAGATGTAACGTCGTTGTTTCCCCATACCATAGTATACACTATGGGGTGCTGGTGTCAAGGATTATTTGAAATCTATCTTGCCCGACATTCTTTTTCTTGAACCAGGATAAGGCTCTTGCATAAACTCTTCGCGTTCAACGTCGCTTGGCTGATAGAGTCCCGGCTGTATAATGTCAAGAGCATAAGTGAGAAGCTTGATGGCAGTCTCATCTCCGTATTCTTTTTGTAGCATCTGCGCCATCTTCTCAGCAGCGTGGCCTAGGGCCCCCTCTGCTTTCTCTTCTTCGTAAACTTCTCGTAGGAGTTTTTTGAGAGTGTGCTTAGAGAGTTTCATTTATTTCCACTCAGCAAGCCAGTTGTCGACAAACTTACGGAGCATCCGGGGGCCCCACTCGGGACGCGTCCCGGGTTGTTCGTTCTGAAGTATCACAAACTGTTTCATTGCCGCGGACAGGACCTTCTTAGACTCTTTAATTTCGGCGCGCAATTGTCGATCATAATCGGCCTCTCGCTCTTCGTAGCCAATCTCCCCAATCTCTTCTAAAATAATCTCTTTTAGCCTTTGCTTTGAAAGTTTCATTTGGTTTGCTCCTACTTGTTTTCTCGTGCCACCGTCGCCGCTCCCTTGGCAAACGCAGCCTGACGCTTAGTCTTGGTGCTGGCTTTGCTGTCCTTGGCGAGAACCTTGTCGGCATATGCTTGGACACCCATACCTGCCTTCTTGGCCTTGGCCGTAAAGACACCTTCGGTGCCCTTCTTCTCAATCTCTTCTCCTGCTTTGGAGAAGGAGTTGTCGTCTTCGGCGAGATATGCCTCGATCTCTTCTCGAATGGTCTGTTCCAGAGATTCTCGTGTCTGTGATGTTGTCTGGACCTTATAGTTATCACCGTACTTTTTCTCTGCGGCCGCGGTCTCGGCGTCGAAGTCGGCGAACGCGGCCTCAGCCCGCGATAGTGGTGGCGCGGTAGCTGCTGGCGGCGTCGTTGCCGGCGCGGCTGTTGCTGGCGGCGTCGTTGTCGGCGCGGCTGTTGCTGGCGGCGTCGTTGCCGGCGCGGCTGTTGCTGGCGGAGTCACCGGTTGTGTCGTCGTGGCTGGGGGCTTTGCCGCCGCGGTAGCTTTCTTCTGGGCGTCGAACTTTGACGCTTCTCGATCCAGCGCGGCAAACGCATCTTCGGCTCCCTCTCTCACAGTAGAGATTTCTTCTCTGATGATTTGTAGTAGCCGGTGTTTAGATAGGTTCATGATAGGTTTCCTCTACCAATAAATAGTCACTCGTTATCTAAACTGTAATGATCCTGTGCATTTCCTGTGCGGTTATCAAACTTCATAATGATCTCTTCATCCATGATGTCAAACACTCGTTGTCTAAACCGTTCGACTTCGAGCTTTTCAACCCAATGAGACCCCTGAAACTTCTCTTCGGTTCCATCATCGTGTACCAGGGCATACCATGCGCCAGCGCGCTTGAGATTCTCCGAAGACTTGATAGCTTCAAGCCATGACTCTTCGTCTTGCACACCGACGGATTCTCCCCAGAGAATCTTAAAGGCACAGTTGCGCCCTTGTGTGCCGAAGCGAGACTTTTCGAGCTTGACTTTAACTTCCGATCCAATTCGGAAGCCGTTGTCGTCCAGAACAAAGCTGGCCTTGGCCTTGCGCCCCGTTAACCACACGCGTAGGGAGTAGGCATAAATCATCGCCTTCCCTCCGGGTGTGACGTAGGGCGTGGTCATTGCCTCGGCTGGGAACCTTGTGATGTTGGTCTTCAACTGGTTCAGGACTAGGAATGTCGACTGGCTGTTGGCAATAGGAATAGTCAGCTTGGACATTCCCTTCGCTAGGATGCGCGCCTTCACTGCCATCGACGATTGGGGGTTAAAATCTCCCTCTACGTCTGAAACCGACGGGGTAAGAGCGAGTGAATCCCAAATAAACAGGGTTCTTTCTGATCCACTATTGAGGATTTGTTCAATAGTTTCAAGCACTTGCTCAACTGACTGAACCTGTACGTAAATAAGGGTCTCCAAGTCGCAGCCGGCGCGCTCCAAGAAGGTCGGATCGATTGCAGACTCAGCGTCCATGTAGATTACATTCATCCCCATGCTCTGCGCGTTCCCTGCGATCTGTGCCGCCATAAAAGATTTGCCTGTTGATTCTAGACCAGCGATCTCCGAGATCTTACCCACAGGAATACCTGCGAGGTGGCCCCGACAGATAATACTATCGAGCCAACGCGATCCAGTGGGGATCCATTCCTTAACTTCGGTTGGATTCTCCTCGTTGAGATTGTATGCGACTTCCATACCGGAAGCCTTATTAATAAGGGAACGCAGATCGGTTATCGATACTGTCCCTACTTTTGATTTTGACTTTGCCATTTTCTCTCCACTATTTTTGAGGCCCCTGTAACCCCGGGCCTCCCTGCGGGGGGGATGCGTTAGCAGTCTACGCAGAGAGTCCCATTCTCTGTCTGGACGGACACCTTCCATCCAGTGGCTGCTGATTCGTTTTCAATTAGTTGCTGCACAGGTACGTTCACATTGGCTGAAACCGTACAAAAGCCGCGCTTATAATCATACTTCTCGGTACTCGCGTCTACCCATTCATGGTCCCAGTGGCTCGAGCGGATTACCTCTGCAACGAAGTCCTCAAAGGCAAAGTCGCCGCGGTCGTAATCGTCGAGCAGATCATTATCACGCATTGCCTGCAAGACCTCCTCATTGGCGTAGCCACTGGTGACTGTAAGCCCCTTAGTGGTTACAAGGCCCGCGAGATACTCAGCGGTATCCGTTTCGCGAAGGCCATCCTCAGTATCGGTTTCATTATGGACGAACACATCAGTGCCCGCCTCGTATGATAGTTCTGCCACCGCATCGGCTGACAAATTCAAGTTTCTCAAAGTTTCTGCTAGACTCATTTTATTCCTTTCAAGTGAGTGTTATTTGAGACCCCTGTAACCCCGGGCCTCCCTGCGGGAGTGGAGGGCTAGGCTTATAGAGCGCCTAGCTCGGCAAACGCTTGGTCAACAGCGTTTGTTTCAGTGTCAGTGGTCGTAGATGAGCCACCGAACTTTTGGGTTTCGGACGAAACCGCTTCGGGGTCCTCTATCCCCGAGTTCATAAAGGTATCAAGCAGTGACGCCACGTCTTCGGGCGTCTTACGCTCAAAGAGACCTTCCAGATCTGGAATGCTATCCAGTAGTTCTGCACACTTATCAGGCGTCATATCCTCACACAGTTCTGAGCTACGTCGTCGAGGGACGAGCTTCGTCTGCGGGAACGACGCGCCGGCAGGCTTGCCATACGTCATAGTAAGGTCGGTGCCTGTCTCGGGGTCGGTGATATCACCATACTCCGGATTGAGCACGAGACCAAGAAGACTTTCATAAGCCATCTTGCCGTAGCCCCAGATGCGCACACCCTTATCTTCCTCGCCGCGCACCATTACGGGCGAGAAAAAGCGGGGTCGTACAAACAGACTCTTAGCAACCTTCTTGCTGCCATCATCATTGTTGTCTACCCCATCACGCCATAGCTGTGACGCGAACTCGCACACAGGACATTCGTCGCCGTAGTTACGTTTGGGACATAAAAATCCCGGTGTGTTTCCCAGGTTGTAATGGAACCACTTCTCCTTGAAGGGGTCTCCATCGGGAGTAGGGACAATACGAATGTCCTGATTCCCATCTTCGGGACGCCAAAAGCTGTCCCTGTCTCCGCCGGTGCCCTTAAGGGTGGCCAGCTTCTCTCTCATCTTATCCAAGTTAATACCCATTTTGTTTCCTTTCATAGTTGGGCTAGAGTACGATCAGCCAATATCCTGATCGTCTAATTCATTTATATATAATTGTACCACAGAACTGTACTTAACGCAATAACAATATTTCTGTTTGTAGTTGGTTTTATACACTCCATAGGATACGTTGATCTTTTCTTCCACTTTCTCTCTGATGTAATTTTTAATCGTCTTGAAAAGTGTTCCATCAGTCTTCAAATCATCCTCATTGATACCATAATAGTATACCACATCACGTGGGATTTGCAAGTCATAAAACCATTTTTCTTCACTTTTTTCTATGTCCACAATACCGATGGTAGAAATCCTAGCAATCTCATGAGGCTCCGTAAAAGTTCCCAAAATTGGCTCAGAATTTTTAAAGACGGTCACCATGTGGAGAGTGTTTACAATGGCCTGGTTGATGCTATCATAGTAGCTGATGATTGGGACGTCCCCAATGCACTTTTCAATTTCAGTATTCGCGACCAGATACATACGCTCGAACACACCCGAGCGGGTATATTCTTGAAGTACGTTGTTTACTATGCGCTCCTGCATAGCCTCAGTTTCGCTTAGCATCGCCAGATCGGGCTGGACATACAGAACCGTCACAGAAACGTCTGAGAGCTGCTCTGCGAGCCTCAGAGCGGCTCCGGTAATACTTCCTGCCCCGCATAGTACGAATATAACATCTCCGGAGATCATTTGCAAGCGTTTTCTGAAATCTGGGAAGCTTTTTTCATAGTCTTCGTGTGATTTCTTCTTTGGAACGTTAAAGCAGTTATCTCCTTTGATGCTGTGATCAAATTTGTACACATCGTACTGAGGAAACTTGGAAAAACAATCTGCGATGGCACAACCTGCGCGGCCTAGACCTATAACGTTCATCAGTCCTCAACCCAATCTAAAACAATACGGTTTTCAAATGTTCCCCGATTATATGCTTTAATCCCCATCTTCGCGTAGCGATTAAGGCCCATCACCTTTTCAATGGTATAAATAACCTCCATAATGTCAGCCAGCTCTTCATTCGAAGGGTTCTGCTGGAATTCTTTGGCCTCTTCCACAAGTTTTTTTCCTAGGTAGGTCGGGACTGCTCGGTCTTGTGCCTTGTGCCACTTGCATTTCTTGCCTGACTGTTCAATGATCTCCGGGATCAGGTCCCGTACGAGTTTGTTGTATTTCTTACGCCCCATTAATGTTTAAATCTTTCATGTCTCCGAAGTTTTTCCCGAGAGCTACGTTCACTTTATACTCTCCGAAGGGAGTTGCCCCAAACATCTTCATGAGTTCTGGGATCATCTGGCGCTCTTCATGCTTCAAGTCAATCACAATCGAATCATGTAGCATAAAGGCCACGTTGCTTTCTAGTTCTTTCAACTTGTTGTGAATCTCCATTGCTTTCGTCATGACCAAATCACTAGTTGTACTCTGTACAGTATAACTCAAGGCGTGATGGTCGTCAACCCCTTTTATTGTTCTTCCGAACTCTGTGTAAATGTTTTTGCCATCCCAATACTTTTCTTTAACGAGGTTCTTATCATAAAAGGCCTCAGCCTTTTTGTTTTCTCGATGAGAATAGAGCCACTCAAAAATCTTTTGCTTGGCCTCTCGGCGATCGACTTTTCCGTCATAAATATTCTCGATATTCCACTCGTGGATGTCTCCCTCGGGCTGTGGAGTCTCCGATAGTCCTAAGAGCGTCCTTACTTCGGCCGCGTTGTAATCCAGTTCCAGAAACCAATCATTCTGCGGATGGAGACACCCGCGGAAATCTCGATGGAGGGTTAGAATCGGAAAAGTTTTGGGGTGAGTGGTTAGGCGCCCCGTCACAGTGCCAAAGGGGTTGTAATCACATGCCCACTTAATCTCTTGGAGTTTCTTGATAAAGTTTTTTCCTTTCACCGACACAAGCTTTGTCATGATAGGGTCTATATCTATATTTAAAGGCTGCCTCTTAATGTCTTCGAGCATCTTGATTACTTCTACTAAAAAATCATGATTCTCAGGTCGAGGATAGTTTTCTAACACATGCTGCGTAATCTTATTCTTTGCATCACACAATTCATATAAAAAGAACTCTGGAATTATATTGTAGATGCACGTCTCGTTTAGATTTACCTGCGCTGTCTTAAAAGATTTAAGGAATGCTTGCAGCCTCTTTGTGACACTGGCCCACACGGACTTAAACTCATCTGGGCATGCTTCTGTTAGGGTTGCGCCTCCTGCGTAAATGCGAGCGTATTCTACGTAGCGATCCTTTAAGGCAGGAGAATAATACCACGTCTTATCTGCTGCATGCGGCACCTCTTCATAATGAAGTTTGTTGTTGGCATAATAACCAAGGCACTCCCCCTTGTTATCGAGCGTCTGAAAATGCAAGAAGCCTCCTAGTAGTCTTTCACTGATCCTATTCTAACAGGTCCCGTGCCAAGTGTCAACTTCTTTTTTGCCCCTACTTGCAAATCGTATAGGTAGGGCTTAATCTCATTATTAATATACCGCGCGGCCATTTCTGTTCCTTGCGCTTTTAGAAATTCTTCGGGATTGCCTATCAGTTCGCAAGCCCTGCTGCGTACCTCGGGGTTCTCCACGAACCACTCACCAGCACGTGGACCGGAATCGTAACGTCCATAACACATCAGTCCTAGAAGTGCATCAAATTGCGCATGAGTGAGCGATCCGACCATTAGCGCATTAGGTCCATGAAATTTATATAACTGCCTTACCATCTGAAATTTGTTGTGGTAGTCTTGAAAGCTAACTTTGGCCTCGCGTAGTCGCAATTGAAAATATAGATTTAGCCAGTACGTTTCTTTAAAATCGTCGATTTCTTGTGTAGTAATTGGCGATCTGGTATTCGTCCAGGCTGCACGATCGGGTGAGCACCTTGTGCTGCTTGTGGTTTGTATCCTGCGGCGCGGATATTGCGTAACAAAATCATTGTACATCTTTTTTAATGCGCTGCGCATACTAACATCTGTAAAGTCACGGCCGAAGAGCAGCGCGACAATACTGTGGAAGCCTCCCGTCGACTTGACATCCAACTCATAGGTGCGATCATAATATCTATTAAAAAACATAGACCCGTACGGATCGTCATAGGTCATCGTCGATGTGAGAGATGTGTCAAGCGCTCCTTGGCGATCGATCATTGGCTGCGAGAGGGGGTCCGCAATTAATCGCCACGGTGCGTTGCGGTCAACATAAAAGCCAAATTTACGAGCAGCCTTCACAAAAAATCTAAAATTTGGATCCATTATATATTTATTAAACTTGGTCGCATCATCGCCGTAGTCGCCATTATACAATTCTATACTTAACCCCGACATCATTGGATCAGAAAAGCTTGATACCATAAAGCCCGTTGCTGTTAAGGGCATCGTAGCACCCCCGGGCTTCATGAAGTTCAGAAGCTCTTTGACATAAGATTTAAAATCTAACACCCTATTATTAATCGCCGGAGTGCTCCTTATTCTAGATGTGAAAGCCGCGGCAAAGGTTGCACGATGGGCTTCTAAACTCTTAACTGGATCTTTAAATGCCGCTACCGGTTGGAGTCCATAATACACGCTTTCAGTAGGAAGGAGTCCTGCATCTGTGAAAGAACGCATGTAACGCTGCAACATTGCGAAAGCGTCAGCCACAAAATTTAAAGCCACCACGTTGTTTGTCTCGCTGGGAATTTCTTTAAAGTTGGCTGCCACAGGCTTGACTATTATGCCGTTCTGAATTCTGTCTACTCTTCCGAAATATAGTTTGTCGTACCACGACTCCATGGGATCTGGGAGATTCATAAAATAGGGAACGTCCTTATACTTTTGACGTTCCTCAAACATCTGCCGCGAGGATAGGGTGTTGCTTCCCAGGGGTTTACTTATTTCTTCGATCGAATATGGAAGGCTTCCGGTCGCTGGGAAGCGCTCTCGATGGGTGTCGACGAGGGGCATCCCGGTATCTGAATCTAGACCCCTTGTTTCAAAAATAGCACGCAACTCTTCTGGTGTTATGAAGGGCACACGATCACCGTGTTGCCATCGCTCCACGCGTTCAGCTAATGAAATAGGATATTGTGGAATTAAAGTCATAACAGCTTCTTATTCCCCTGGGGCTAGGACACCAACGGTGTCTCTTAATGGATCCATCACCCAGTTGCTCTCGTCGTCGGCGAGCTGTCGTCGGCGCAGATCAGCAAGGTCTTCCTTTTCGCTCAATGCCGGCATTGCTTGGTGGAGGGCCTTCACTGTGGTATTGTATCCGGAGGTGTCAATCGTGGATTGAACCGAGGTGACCATATGATATCCTCCAATCCCCAAAAAACGTGCTGCTGAGTTGATCGATCGGGGGTCTCCGAAGCCTAGCGGTGACGGAGAAACATATATGAGTTGTCCCGGCTTAATGATGGGAGTCCCAAAGAGACTGAGGGTCACGCTATATAACTCTCGTAGCTGTTCGGCGCCGGCCGTTCTGTCACGATTAATGCGTCCCTCGCGTAAGTACGGCGCATCTGTTCTAGTAAACGTTGCTTTCTTTAAAAGACCGCGGTCGGCGCCAATCTGGAAATGATAAATTCCCTGCTCGCGATCTTCGATAGCATCGCCCATCAACATATCGGGCTGTATCGTAGTGAGGGTGATGACTTTAAAGTTTGTATATTTTTGAGGGCCGCCTGTTTTCATACCAGTAGGCCACTCATCGGTAAAACCTGCATCCGGGTTCGGTGTACAGGGCGCAGGAAGATATTTCATTTTTTTCATATACTGTATTGAAGAAGCCATGCTGGATTTACCAACACCTTTAACCCGGGCGGCCTGTGGGATCTGGGTCTTAATATTAAATTTGCTTTTTCCAACACCACCACCAGTCTTATCTTGAATGTGAGGAAAAAGAAATCCCGTGAGTTCAGACTCTTGATCAACCATAAAATCTATCATTCCCACATGTGTTTGCTGGGGGGGCATCCCGTAGAAACAATTAGAAGAGAGGGTAGGCTGCACCAACTGAGTTATAACATCCGTAATAAAATTATTTAGAAAGTAGTGGGGGACGCGTCTTCCAGCTACGGTTTGCGCGTACCATTCTATAAAGCGATTAAATTCAATAGGAATCGAGGCTATGTTGATGGGTAAATATAGTTTCTTTCTGTCCTTGGGGAGAAACGAAAGCCTTCCATATCTTAATTTTCGAAAAAATACTTCTGGCTTAATATCCATGTCCTCAGAGCTCTTGCTCACCAGTTCGTAAAACCTCTTGACATTAAAAAATTCTATATCAGTGGTAATAAATCCAGCGCTCCCGTTGCTCACATCTTCTCGTGCACGTAAACCATTGGGGTGCCTAGTTATCCATTCGGTAGCTCCTGCTGCGCTCTGGTGTGCGGCGATGTCAATAAGGTCCCCCAAAAAGAAGAACTTCACCACCGGATAGTTGTTCTTTGCCGCGGTTTGGTCCCGGACGCGCGTCCACGCATCGGTCACGCCCTTTTCTGGGATGATGTGAGCAACGTTGAAGAATGTCATCTCGTCGTCCTTGTCATCCTGGCTAGACCGAGTTGTTAATCCTTTAATATAGTCTGGGTATTTTGTCCCGGCCCTGGACCTGTGGCTTGGCACATATTTTTTGATCCGCCCTACTGAAAAATAGCTTTTCAACCATTTTTTGCGGTCGGCGCGGCGTCGATTGAACCCTAGACTTCCTATCTCGCTGCCTCTCGCGAGGGCCACTTCCGCGTCGGAGCCGGCGTCGTCGTCGCCGGCGCTGTTCAAAAGTTCTAGAAGCTCCCCGGACGTCGCCCCGCCTCGCGGATCTTTCGGCGCGGATCCGACTGTCGAGGAACCACCGAGCGCGCCGAGCTGTCCTGGCTTCGCCGTTACTGTATACAGTCGGGCGAGGAGATCCGTTATTATGGTATTATAACGCGTGGCTAAACTATTTTCTAAGGCGTCTCGTGCTTTATCGAGCCGCTCTTTACCTGCTTCCCCATCCTTATAAGCATCCGGGTGTTCTCTCTGGCGTTCTACTAAATCGTTGTAATTCTCAACTGTTTTCTCATGAGCGGTGTCGGCACTAAAAATATCGTCTTGCTTCGTTTTATTGTCATATCGGGCCCGGTAATTCACAACCAAAGTAGCCGTTCCGTCTTGATTAAAATCAAACTTATGAGTAGTTAGTTGCAAAAATAGAATGGTTTGAGAGTTTCTAATTGAATCTTGGAACTCCTCCAAAGTCGTTCCGTCTTCGCGGGGGAACATTCCTGCTGCGTGGGGAGGCACCGCCCATCCTACGACGGCCTTTATTTCGAAAAAGACGCCCTCGTATAACATATATAGTGGTTCGTCGGCTGCTAACTTCTGGCCCATGTGCTTCTTTGCCTGCGGAGCATATATAATAAGGTCAAGAAAAGATGCTTTGCCTTGTAAGCCAGCTTTTTTACCAGACAGTGGTTTCCGATACTGATCAACAAAAATATCGGCAACATCATTAAAATGAATTTTTAATTGGGCTGTTATGTTGGCATCTACATCGGCAGGGTTAACTCCTTTGAGTGCCCATTGGAAACTTTTAAGTCCGGTACCGGAAATACGTCCTTGGCGGTCTTGAAAAATAGCGTCCACCTGTTTGGGATCTGTAAAATCATCAAAAATGATTTCTCGTTCAACTGGTGCCGCGGCGCGATCGGGTATTAAACGAGTGGTATCTTCTGGGTCTGTCTTCGATGCATATTCAACTTTATATAAACGTACGGTGGGTACCAATAATGATAGAAGCTCCGAAGGAATGTCTAAAAGTTTTTCGGCATTCTTTTTCTTTATTAATGAGGTATAAGCCGTTGCCGCTCCGCTCTCACTAATCACAGGCGCTAAATTTGTATAGTGGCTAGCCGCAAAGTGGTTGGACTCTCCCTCTGCAAGCTTTGAGGTAGGCGGGAAAGCCGCGGCTCCCGGGGGGGGATACTTGTCATCGCCCCCGCGAAGTGTCTCAACTATCGGAGTGTCTTTGAGTGACTGCATCGCCTCGACCGTCTTCGATATCTCAAACATATTTGCTATAAGCCAACACTGGGCATTGAAAGCCAAGGTGCGGGTGAGGGTATCTCCCGTCGCGGCCTGGGTCGATTTTACAATATCATCGAAACTGGTTTCGGCCATCTCTAATTCCTATAATAACTCAATATAGTTTCCAAGGGAAATGGAATATATACTGTGTCACCCAGTTTGAAATGCGCCTCCGTAGGCTTATTATTAAACCTCGCTATTACCCACCACAAATTAGAACTTCCATAGTGTTTGGCTGCTAATTTATATAATCTATCTCCCACGGTCCACTTCTGTGAACTCACTGCGAGGCGATCATACCGCGGTTGGGTAATTTTCTCCATAATGGGAGTGGCATACTGCTGGATATAAGGAACACCCCTCTCCTCTAATAGATGAAAATAGATTGGAGCTCCATTTTTAAAAAGTATCCTGTTCTCGTATCTTGAAGGCATTTTTAGTCTCGTCTATCCTATCCCAAGCCGGTACCGGTTTGGTCAAGCAGAGTATTAAGGTTTCTGGCGCGCTCATTAAGTGTCCGGTCATCGGCGTTGTGTAGATTCACGCTGGGCTCTTGGTCTCCCTCGTCGGCGACTGGTATTCCTTTGGTCATGTTATCTATGGTACTTCCCATCCCATATGGATAATCACGCCCCTGTCCGAAAGTAAGTAGATCACCGCCTTTAATTTCTGTTGTAACTCCGTTAATGGTCTCCTTGGTGTCTGCCTCTTTACTCCACACCCAGCCAACCTTGGCCCCCTCATGCAATACCGTAAATGAAATGGTAATCAGAAGCTTGGTGGGCACGATCATTCCTGCCAGGCCGTGCCCCTGACGAATCATGTCGAACTTGCCCTGATCGGCTGACATCTTCATGTAATCGAATGAGTCAACCGCGCCCAAGATGCCATTCATCTCGACGTTCTTTAATAATTTCTTAGAGTTTGGAAGACTAAACCGCAATAGTGGCGCTGCAACCAGAGTGCCGGTGCCAAGTTGATTAAAGTTTGCCTCCTGGTATACTGGGTACATCAGCTTGGCTAGATCTCCCATTGCCGCGTACGCCCACTCAACGTCGCCATCAGTAAGTCCTACTTCCCACCCTAACGTAATTGATCGACTAGTATTTTGATAACTAACAATGGGATCCATACGCCCATACACCTCTTCCTTGGTGAACTTTGGTTTATATCGATCTTCGAAGGTGATTAAGGTGCCCGGGAGGATTAGTTTTCTATTAATCGCCGGGTATTCAATTTCAAGAAATTCTATATTGGCGTCTCCCAGGATCCGAGACTGTACAAGGGGGGCGGTTTTGGGATCAAGTAGTTGCTGGGTGGTTGCGCTAAAATCTTTTTGGGCGTCTGTCTGCGCAGCTCGTGCTGCTTTAAGAAGACCACGAAGTTCTGCAACGGTAGTGTGGGCGCCGGCGTCTAACGCATTTTTAAGAATCGTTTCAAGAGCACCGAGATCAGCCGGGGGCCACGCGTCACCATAGTCGCCATAATATTTTAAACCGTTTTTTACTAAGGCCTGTTGGCCCTTGCTTAGTTTTGCGTCGTTGAAAAGTCCCGGGTTAGCCATTTTTTCTATCTCCTATACCGCCAATCCATAAATAGGATTGGTTTCAAGATTATTGACAACCTGATGTGTTACCTCTTGGCTGTCCATATTAACAGTAACATACAAGTCGTTCTTTTCCTTACCCATGCCTAAAAGACTGTTGACTGTGAATCCAAGATTACTAATCTGTTCACCGAGAGAGCCAACTACCCCCTTTAACGAGTCTACGGCACGGCCGATGCCCGGGTCTCCGGCGCCACGGGCTAGTGCTGCCAACTGTTCGGGCTGCACAACCATTTCGCCACCTTGGGCTCGGATCGTTCTCTCTTTGCCGCGGGGACCCGGCACAGGACCTCCATAGATGCCGCGGTGGTGCGAGGTATAGCCTTGGTACGCTCCGTACGCTGCGCCGCCCACGCCACCGATAGCCGTGCCGATGGCCGTGCCCGCGGGAGTGAACAGGGAACCAATCTGGGCACCGAGCATAGCTCCTCCGGCGCCGTACTGCAAGGCCCCGGAAGTCGCAGCGCGCTTCTTTTTGTCCTTGATAGCCGAGGTGAGCGCTGGGGCCAACATCATGGTGAGCATACCGGCGAGCATTCCTATGCCCCCTCTGCTCATCCCTCCCGCGCGCGGAGTCCCTCCGCCTCCGCCGCGGCGACCACCTCCACCAGTCGGGACCGGTACGGAGCCACCATGAGGAGCAGCCGACCTGATCGCTGACCCAAGTTCGTGAGTCGCAGATGTTTGTCTGTTCATGGCTTTACTGGACTGTTCTCCTACCCTTCGCCACGCCAGTGCGGTGCGGTTTAGTTCTAGCTGGTGGATTCTCAGCGCCTGGTTGAGCCCTAGGGTTTCCATCTTGGACTTGATTGTGTTCGATATCCCACGCTTGACTGCCACATAGGCTATCTTAAGCGTGCCGATAAAGCCTATCAGCGCTAGGCTAGCGGATCCGGCGCTTTCTGGTATGCGCGCGGCTAAAAAGTCCGAAACAGCAGTGAGCATATTAACAAAAGGTTGGAATGCGACCGCAAGACGTTGAGCCGAGGCGGCAAGTTGCTGGAAGACGGGGGTTGCAGCGCGCGCGGCCTCTTCTAGGCTTTTTTGTTTTTCTATATGAACATTGTATGACGCAGCCGATTGTCCAAACAGCTGCATGGCCGTATTGATATCATTAATTCCCGCAGCTGCCATAATAGCCTTTTGCTCATACTTCGCAAGAGATGCAAAACTTCTACCGGAAGCAGATACGGATTGTCTCAAAAGATCAAGACGCTGATCCTCTGTGGCATATACCATTTGAATCGCGTTGAGGTACGGGCCGCCCAGGATGGCATTAAGTCTACCGACTGCCTCTCCTGCGCCCTCGAAGGTATCAAACTTGGCCACAATGCCAAGCATCTTATTCATTTCAAGACCTGTGGCCTTTGCTTGGCGCATCAACCCGTTCAACACCTCGGTTTCTCGGCCAGTATAATGGATTGCCACTTTCATAGCGGGCGCAAAATCTCTACTCATCTGCGACGCGGTAATCCCTATCTGCTGGCCCATCGCATGTACCTCGCGCGTAAAGCGCTCTATCTGTGCGCTTCCCATACCCATACCAATGCTAAAAGTATCGAGGTGGTTTCCTAATAACTCTACTCCATAGCCGGCTTTATCAAGTGCAATACCCAATCGCGACATGGCCTTGCGCTCTCTCTCGGACATATTAACAAATGTGCTACTGCTCACCGCCAATGTCGTGCGTATCTTATTAACCTCTTCCATACTAGCATAAAGGTCATTCGTCGCATAGAGATTTCGTTGTAATTCGCTGCTCAACATGCTAGTAGACTGTGCGTTCTCGGTGACAAGGCCGGTGGCCCGGGCATACTGAGCATTAAGGGTGTCGCCGGCCTTAATATTGCGGAAGGTCATTTCTTGAACTTTTTGAAGAAGACTAAAAGCTATATTTCCGAGGCCCTCGATGCTAAATATGGTGTCTTGAAGAGTGCGGCCCATAGTAGCAAAGCCCTCGGCCATGCTGTCGCCCGTTGCTGCGGCTCGGACCATACCCCCAGTAAGGGTTCCTGTCCATGCGTTGCTGATCCCCAGACTTGTCTTTAATACACCGCGAGTTCCACGCTCAATCGCATCGTGCGCATTACTGTTGGAGTTCAATACTTGATGAATTTGCCGTAAAGCAACGATCTGTTCCCGGTACTTCGCGGCTGTCCCCTCAACTATGTTTTCTGACGCCTCTTCTTGCGCGAGCTTCGTTTGAAGATCTCGGATTTCGCTTCGAATTGCATCACCTTCCGCCTGGCGCAAATTCCGATTCTGCGCCAAAATTTGAGCATGGTCACCGAGGAATGCGTTGCGCTGCTTTTCAGCTTGTATTAATTCTCGAGTTGTTTCTAACTCTATTCGTAGTTGGTCGTTCGTTTTGGCGCGCTCTGCGTGGAGTCTTCTGAGAATATTCTGATGCTCTTTTTGGAGAGCGGACCCTTCGGCCATAAGCTTAATGGCTTCTCGGGCGAGGGCTACCTCCTCTTGGGTAAATTTAGACCGCTCTAGATAAGCGTTAAGGTCTTTCTCGTCAAGGGCCATAACTTAATCCTAGGTGAAGGGCCACTTCAAGCCGGTTTCTCGTTCAAAATTGGCGACGGCGCGTTCTAGGTCGTGGCGCGAACGAAAGCTGCTAGGATTATTAAGGCCGTTCTTCATGAAAGTTTCCATGTAGTTCTTTTCTTTGGCCAAAGCATCACCAAAAGCAGCCACCTGTGACGCAGTTCCGCGGACCGCGTACCGGGAATCCTGAGCTAAATCTGTTCCACCAAACATGCGTTGCAGCATCATTTCGATAGCCCCTCCAAACATTGATAGATAGCTCTCATCTAACTTTTTTTCGTTAGCAGCGTTTAGATTAACAACAATAGGTACTAATTCATCCATATAAAGCCCTCATGTGAGTACATAATTAATTAGTCCTGAAAGTAATTAAAGGGTTAAAGGGAGGGAGGATTTACTCCCGGACCGAGTTCAGTAGTGGAGTGGCCCCCTTCGCCTTGTGAGGATTCCATCGCTTCGGCCTCGTCCGTCTTCTGTTTGAGAAGCCGTTGAACGAACCATTCGCGCAGCTTAACAGGCAAATTGTATGCCTCTGTAAAACTCCACCCACCATGGTATTTTAATGTAAAAAACTGTTCGTAAACGTCTTGGATATATTTATCGCTGAGGCCAAAAAAAGTCGGTTGTAAAGGGAAATATGATATCATCTGAATGATCACATTCATTGCAGACGAATACCTCCTTTAACTCTATGTTGGGATTAACTTTTTGATAAAGAGATCTTAAATATTTTGTGTCAGCAAGCGTCATCGTATCAACGAACTTACTAATCAAATTAGTATCAGTATATTCATTGATCGAAACAATCATTAGGTTAAGCTGATCGGTAACCAAGCGTTCTGATAGCTTCTTCTTGCGACGGCGCTCTGTTGCATTCATAAGCGCTACTTCATCTTTGCCGGTGAGTAATCTAAATTCAAGAGTTACTGGATTAGACGGAAGCGTGGTAACAAAATTCCCGCCTACATTAATTGTTACTTCCGCATCTGAATCCTCATCAGTAACCCCTCCGTGGTGCGTGTGTGCCACTCCCAAGTCATAAGAGCTGTGCTGAATACTCTCACAAGCGGGACATGTAATGTCCGTCTCGTAAATGTCTCCATACCCTGATCGCCTTGCAGCAATCAAAATAGCGCTCTTGTCTCCCACCAAAAGGCTCTCTACCTTAACACGCTTATCTACCAAGAGATTGGTAATCAAGCGATCAAGAGCCACTCCCTTTTCCAGAAGGCTTTGAGAGGTTAGGATGTCCTCTTCCTTCGCTGTCATGTATCTTACCTCGACATGCTCCTTGTTGTGTAGAGGGTGAGTCGGTGAATAAAACTTTCCTAAGCTCGGTAAGTCCACAAATTCTGTGGGTACTACAAAAGAGAAAGGATCACTCTGTGGGTGATTTTCTTGTGTGGTTTGAGGGGGAGCTGCGGTGTCGGGTTGTGGCGCCGCAAATCGATCTTCATTATTTCTAGGCAAAAGTTACCTCTCTTTCATAGTAATTATATCACTAAACAAGTTTTTGTTTAAATTAATATTCTCGACTAGACGTCGGCGTCGGGATCGTCGCCATACTCAAAGAGTAGGTCCTGCAAGTTCTGGGCTCTCTCCTCGTCGGTGAGCGCGGGCTGGTCACCTACTCCGACAGGAGGATACTCATGCCCATCTCCGTACGAGTCCGGCGGATCGGGGTCGTGGCCTTCGGTAAGATCTGCAACGTCATCGGCAGAAGTTGCGTCATCATCAGCCTGGTCCAGCCATGCAGGGCTGGGCGCGCTCGGATCCGGAGCATCAGGAGCCGGGAGCGCATCGTCGTCATAAAGGCCCTCAGTTGGATCGCCCCAATCATCAGCGTCGGGCGCCGGTAAATCGGTTGCCCTGCCCGCGGCGTCGCGTAGAATATTCCTCTCCGTCTCTGGGGGGAGTGCCGGGTTGGTATCAGGGCCCGCGTAGGTGTTCTCGGGGCCGTCGCCGCCAAGTATAGGCTCGCCGCCAGTTGTTTCGCCAGTGCCCCGGGGAGCGAGACCCTCCATATGCTCTTCTACTTCTGCCGCGGTGTCAGGCCCTTCCAAGCCCTCTGCTGCTGCATCTACGTCGGCAGAATCACCTAGGTCCAGGGGTTCGAACTCATCGGGTAGTAGAGCCCTGGCCTCATCGTCGTCGCGATTGAGCGCCAGTTCTTCGTCGGCTAGCGCGTCGAGCTCGGCCTCGTCGCGTGCAGCATCTGCCGCTGCCTCGTTGCCCTCTACCTCAGCAGCAAAAGCATCCTCTTCGCGCGCGATCGAGCCGGCCTCCTCGTCAACGTCAAAGTCATCGCCTGTGTCGATGGGGCCGGCGACGTCAGCATCGTCACCATCGGCCATGGCTTCGGCGCCGGCCGCTTCGAGGGCAGCAAGACCACCCTGGTCTGCATCAACCGCGTCTTGCAGGTCTTGCATTTTGGCTGCCTGTGCCTGTTCTTCTGTCCGCAGGCCTTCGCTAACATCCACTTCTTCCATGATTTCTGCCATTCTTTCTAGTTGTTCTTTTGTAAGTCGGTTGGGGTTGTGCTTCAAAAGACTACCTCTATATGTCTCCGACCAAAGACGCTCTGCAAGTTCTTCCGAAGGCCTATACAATATCCACTCGTAGTCAAACCTATCATATACAATTTGAACTGTAACTTTGGAAAGCGAGTTGGTATCTTGACTATGCTCCCCAAAAGTTACTCCCGAAATATAAGAGTTTCTTAAAATAAACTTCCGGGCTTTAAACATCATAGTAGAGGGATCGATTTCCTGGTATCCCGCTATGTCTATTGCATCAAGAGCCGTCATGCGGGTACTTGTCGAGCTATCGCCGGCAGCGCCCAAAAAGCGTGTGGTATTACTGGTCGGGTACAATGTCGGCCCAGACAGAGCCATCATGTCTAATAATTCAATTATTTGAAAATCACGACTCTCGAAATCAATATTGGTAATCTTGATTGAGCGGGGTGTGCCGTTGGACGGGTCTCCATTCTCTCCGCTGGGGAGTTGTCCACCCCCGTATAGATAAGCAGTTAAGGTAGATTCAAGATCAAAATCGTAAGTGTCTATTAGTTCGAGTTCAACCGGTGTAAATTGAAAGGATGCCGGTGCATCTGGCAATATGGGTTGGTAACCTCGTACTACGTGGGACGCTTTATATGCTTCGGTTTGATAGCCCGGCTTTTTGCATCGTATACATGGAAAATCAAAGTATTGTTGCTCGGGCCCTGAGCCGTACTTGTTTCCCTCAAACCTACTGTTGGGGAATATATCTGATATTGATGTTTCGGTCGAGGACCCGTCCGGAACTACTACCGGAAAGGGAACAATAAACCTATAAGGCCGTTTGGGCTCTACATAGGGGTTAGCCCAGCCGCCGCCCCAAAAAGGCATGAACTAGGATTCCTAGCCTCTGCCTTGAACTTCGCCGGTCCTATATGTAGCCCAGTCATAACGGAACGTTACGTCTACGGTCATCAGTTCTTCGGAGGCATAATCTAGATCGGTGTAACTAATACCCTTCACCCAAGCATTGTGCAACTCATAATAACCCAAAGGGTTGCCGTCCCCATCAATCTCTTTAATAAGCACAGAGCCCAATATTGAGACGGCTCGGGCCTTACTGATAGTGCGGGCATTGTCGACATTGCCGGTATTAGAAATATTATCTGGATTTACCCAGCCGGAGCTCTCTAATAGGATAGCCAAGAGGGCATCAAAATCAGGAGTGGCTGCGTTTACCAAGGTAGTACCTACATCGTTCCAGGTAATAGCGCCCGGATAGTAGAAGGTCTGGCCCAAAAACTTGTGCTCAGATTGGCCAATATCATAGGCTGGCTTCGTTACCTTCCTGGCGTATACCTGTGTCGTTGTTCCGCCAGGGAGTTGAAATTGGAGCAAAAAGCGATGTGATCGCTTCGGCTCGACTGCTGCATTGTTCCAAAAGGCCATCTTCTAGGTTCTCCTGTTTAGTTTAATTAGTGAGACAGAGTAAATCTGCCCGTTTTTCTTAGTCATCAAACGACGCTCCCGTTCTTGTAATTACAAAGTCAAGAGCAATGAACTCAATGGCTCGTGTGGGCTTCAAGAATACCTTCGCATACATAATGTTTCGATCGATAAGCTCGGGTGTTGTAGTGCTAGTATCTAAGACCACTCGGTACTCCTGTAAACCGAATCGGGACTTCACAGACCTCAGCAGCGGATTCACCCGCGCCAAGAACCTATCCCAGGTTACCTGAGTATTCGGATCAAACAAAATATTGTTTGCAATTCGTGAAATCTGCTTCTTGAGGTAGCAGAGGAGTCGTCGTACGTTAACTCGGTCGAGAGCCGAAGGCGTTGCCTGTAAGGTCTTCTGACCGAACACTACAATTCCTTCCGATGGGAAGCTAGCTATGGGGTTAACATTAACCTCATACAAACTATCCCTCTCCTTGCTCGTAAGCTTCTCAACGACGCCCACGACCGGGAACCCTGCGGCGCCTCTGCTGAGGCCTCCACGGTTAAAGCCAGCCGGCGCAAACCAGAGTTCTGATCGGCGCGCGGAACTAGCATACGTTCCTAGTGCCACCACAGAGGGGGGCATCCAGAGTTGTTGTCCGGACAAGGAATCTACTATACGAACCCAAGGATAGTAACAAGCGCCATAACTATTGTTGAACGCCCGGTTCTTAACTGCCGATACGGTACCGGCAACGGAGCCACCTCTCGTGGCAAAACTATCAGTATTTTCATATGAAGAGGTGTAGCCCGCTTCAAGATCGATAACAGCAAGGGTATCGGCTCGGTCTTCTGCAACCGTGAGTGCGTGTGCTGTAAGACCCCGAACCGTAACACCCGGGAGCGCCAACAAGTTGGTATCAATTACCTCAACGTCGGCAATCGTGTCGATAGCCTTCTTCACGGTATAATACATAGCGTTGTCTCGCTCATTCGGAGCAGCAGTCTCTTCACCGCCTAGGGCGCGCGCATTATTGAAAGGCTCTGCCTCTTTAATGTCGAGACCATCAAAGCCGCCGAACAGTGGAACCGTAAACCGGTCATAGCCCATGCTCAGAATTTGAGAGTAGCTACTCGAAACTGCGTTGCAAGACGTTCCATGAGCATAAGAACCAAGCTGGACCGAAACTCCACCGCCGCCGACGATGGGGCTGATGGGCGGCGTCTGGGCGTATGCTACCTGGGCATGGCCCCCATAAGCTGAACCGCTATGGTAAACATCGGCAAACTTAGAGTCCCATACCAGATCATCTAGCGTAAAGCCGGGACCTCTTTCGAGGAAGCTGTCAGAATCCGGGTCCGTACGGTCGAACTCGTCGGGGCGCATGCGAAGATGCTCACGTACCGACGGTTCAAATGCAAGGGATGTCCGACTTGGAGTCGTATTAAAACCCCAATAGGCGTTGGTAGAGTCACTGAGACCCCCGTCAGAACCCGAAACTCGTACGGGCAAAACTGGGAACTGGAAGCTACCAGTGACGTTGGCAGTTCTCGGGGCCCCTAGGGCGGCCGGATCATTCAGCGCCATGGCAACAAGGCCGCTGGACGCAGAGAGCGTTCCTTGATAATCTCCATTATCAAGAACGTTACCAGCAGCAAAAATACTACCACTTCCACGTGCAATACCTGTATTGAAGGCGACGTTGTTTGTGGCAGCGCTAGACGTGAGATTCAAAGCCGAGAAGGTACTCGAGCCAGAATGATAATTAAAGCCTATCCACTTTGGAACGCCCTTGTAACCGAAAGGCAGAAGGTGCGACGGAGTACCCGTCCAGCCATTAGCCATTTCAATGCGAATGTACTTAGAGTTAGCGGGATATTCGCCATAGTCGCGATACTTACGCAGAGTGGCGTTCCATACACTGAACATGTTGCCAATGCGGCGCGCCACATATTGTGGCGAATTGGGATTCAAGTTGAGATTGTTAAACTGTTCTAAGACTTGCGGCACAGTATCATTGTCAGTCATTTTTCGTACCTGCAAGCCGAACGTACCGTAGGGCTCATAGTCTGGATTCGGACTAGCCTTAACATCAACGATGGAAATCTTGATATTGTTCTGTGTCCACTCTGCTGAATCCAAAGCAATACAAGTAAAGAGTTCCTTCGGTGTGTTGTTCACATTAAAGGTTGCATCCTTGCCGTGAACCGCTTCACCATCAGCTTGCGCAACAATGGGAGGCGTTTGAGGCTTTTGGAAGGACGTTCGGAACTGTCCGCAAGACTTGCCGCTTCCTGAACCCATGCCCAGGAGGACTCCATAGAGAACAGACGAGCCATACTGAGGGAAAAGATCCTTCATGTTTCTATCAAAAGTCTCACCGAGCCAATACTTTTCTCGATTGGCAGAAGGGGTAATGTTAGAGTTAACAAGCTGAGGATTAGTATTAAATACCTTACGAATATATCGGCCGCTTGTAGTATCAAAGTTAAACGTAGCGGCT